GTTTAAAGAAGTGAGTAAAGAAATAAGCGAAGAAAAAATATTAGGATCAAAGTTTACCTTATCTTTGCAGACTATGATAGCTGCTGGCACAGGATTGGCGAGTCTTATAGGTATGTGGTATGCTTTACAAGCAGATATACAAGAAGCAAAAGAGCTACCTGTTCCTTTATCTTTATTTTCTCAGGAATATCCAAGTAAAGGAATTAGTGATTATAACTGGTCGCCATCATACGAACAATATAAACAACAAATCTCTCAACTTCAAAACGACAATGACGAGATATTTGAGACGATAGAAGAACTGCAACAGGAAATAAGTATATTGAAGCAGCAAGTAATTGATTTAAGGATTAAAGTCAGATGAGATTATTACTTTTACTATCATTGGCATTTGGTCAGCAACAGATAACAGATACAAATTTTTATGGAGCAATCTATAAAGGAATGCATTTAGTAAGGTTTACGGCTGAATGGTCAGAAAACAATAAGCAAAACTTTTATCAAGGTAAATTTATTGTAGATGGTGACAGTGCTCATATGGGAACACAGATGATGATTATACCTTCAAAGAAAGTACCTGAGACTGTGAGAAAACTAAGATTAAGAAACTTTCCTAGTGTAGTTTTATTTAAAGATGGTAAAAAAGTAAAAGTGTGGAAAGCAAATTTTGATGGAAAGCTTGAATTAACCACAGATGATGTTAAAAAATCTATTGATTGGTATTCAAGACAAAAATAAAACAAACAAACAAAGGAGTTAAAATGGCTAAAACAGAAAAAGAAAAGCCTGTACTTAAGATAGACGAGAAAGAATACGATATTGAATCGATGAATGATGAGCAAAAATCAATGATAAGTCACATAGCTGACCTTGATAGAAAGTTACAGTCAAGTGAATTTAATTTGATTCAATTGCGATTTGGAAGACAAGCATTCGTAGATGCTTTAAAAGCTTCGATTGATGAAGGCGACAGTAAAGAAGCAGAGTGATATAGTAGATAAAGCCATAGTCTCGGCTATGATGATTGAATCTATTATAATCGCTTTTAGTATTAGAGAAGATATGTTTTTAACTGTAGCTCTTGGAGCTTTAGTTATAATAGGATTGAGGGCAACTAAAAAGGTTTTAAATGATTGATTCTAAAGTTTTCAGTTTGTATGCAGAATATGGTGCAGTTGGGATTATAGTAATCTTGTTTGCAATGATGATAATTAATTTAATTAAAAGTCAGAAAATGCAGAATGAAGATTTAGATTCAATTAGACAATCAATTGTCAAAGCTGAGACTAAAGTGGCTAATGTAGAAAGTATTGTTTTAAAGATGTTAGACAGATGGAATAAATCAGACGATACATCTGCAAGACATAGAGAAGATATTGTAAAAGAATTAAATGACGTAACTGATGATTTGTCATATTTAAAAGGTAGGATTAACGGAAAATGAATAAAGTTGATATAGAGAGATGGCGATTGAATGTTGATAGTAGACTTGAAGAATTAACCATTATGAATGCAAAGCAGAGTAGTCAGGTTACTCATATTAAAGAAACTACTGACGAAATTAAAACCTTAGTAAAAGAACAAAATGGTAGAGTTCGTGCTTTAGAATCATCTGTATCTAGGATACAAGGTGTAGGCTCTATGTTTGTTGTTGTATTTGGTTCTTTAATAAGTTGGTTATTTAAAGGAGAATAGAAAATGGAATGGGTTCAAGGTAATTGGGAATATGTAGTTATTGGTCTTTTAGCTATTGATAAAGTAGTAGCTCTTAGTCCATCTAAATGGGATGATCTTGTTTGGACAGCGATTAAAAAATCTATATATAAACTAGCAGGGAAGAAATAGAATGTTAAAAATGTTAATAAAGAAATTAGTTAAGAAGATTGGTATGGTACAGCTTCTTATGATGGTTGGTGATACAGCAGTAAAAGCAACTAAGTCTAAAAAAGATGATAAAGTTTGGGCTGAGGTTAAGGTGTTATTGGAGACTTTTTCATAATGCCAAGGTTTAGCACAAAGAGTAAATCTAAGTTACATACTTGCGATGAAAGATTGATTGATTTGTTTAACGAAGTAGTTAAGCATTTTGATTGCACAGTAATAGAAGGTCATCGAGGGAAGGAGAGACAGAATGCAGCGTATAACAAAGGCAATAGTAAACTTAAGTTTCCTAACGGTAAACACAATAAAAGCCCTAGCATTGCTGTTGATGTGGCTCCCTATCCTATTGATTGGAATGACCGCGATAGGTTCCATTATTTTAGTGGATATGTTTTGGGTATTGCTTCGCAATAATAAGTTTGATGATTTAGTACACTTTGAGATAAAGGAATAATGCCTAAACAGTTTAAAACATATACGCGTTTTGAGGGTGGTTTAAATACTAAAACCAATTCTCGCTCTATTCAAGATAATGAATTAGCGCAAGCTAATAATGTTATTGTAGATGAGTTTGGAGCTATAAAATCTTGTGGTAAAGCAGTTGACAATACTTCTGATTATACAGCTCCAGCTTTAACAGCTTCTCAACCTGGCTACGGTTTATTTCAAGCTACTTTTGATTATGCTTCTGGAGGAGGAAATACATCTACTGTAAGAACTTTTTTAGCTAATGCAGATGACACAACTAACGCAGTAATTCACGTTTTAGATGCTACAACTTGGGATACTAATGATATAAGTTTAGGTGCGGTTACTGGCTCAGAACAAGCAAAAGTTATTTATCACATTGCAGATGGAACAGTTAAGTCTTGTGATACAAACATAGCTAATACGGCTACTGTAATTAAAAATTACAAGTACTATAAATCACAAACAAGATGGAGAAGCAGTTTTACTGGAAGCGCAGTATTAACTTCAGATGAAGATGGTTGGAAATCTTTTGGCTCTACCTTACCAGCTCCAACAGTTGGTGGATGTGGACTTCATTTAGTTGGAGTAACTGCAAGTTCTGGGAATAGCACAACAGCATTTGTAACGTCTGGGAGTTTTGGTACTTTTACTACTGCTGCTGGTCATTATGCTGTAGACAGGGAAAGCGGCACTCACGCAACTGAAGCAGTTACTTACCATACTAATTCGACTACTTTTGTTATGCCTGCAGGTGGAGTAACTTGGGGTGACGATGCAGCATATGCTATATATCCTCCAACAGCTTCGGCTTCTGGTGGCACTGGAGGATTTAATCTTGACTTTACTGTTGGAAGTGGAGCAAGCACTTGGACTTCTGGTACTTACAAATTTGCAACTACTTTTGTTTATGAGAATGGAGAAGAGTCTTTACCGTTTGAACTTAGTGGTACGGTTGCTGTAGGTACAAATAATTATGTAACTTGCGAGGTATTGGCTAGTGAAAACCCAGCTACAGGAACAGCTGGATATCCAGTAAATGCAGTAGGAGCAAGAATATATCACAAGCTTTCAACTTCAGATGATGAATGGGTACTGTTTGGTGATGTAAGTTTTACTTATGGTGGAAGACCTACTTTAGATGGAACTTATAAAGGTTGGAGTTTAGATGTTGCTAGCACAGGTTTGGTGTTTTGCACTTTTACTTCTTTAAAAGAAAATTTAGATACATACGAGACTATAAATGGATACAGTAGCCAAACATCAATTTTAACAATAGGAGCTGCTGGAGAAAAATACCAAACTAGTGTAGTAACAAATAGAAGAGTTTTTGTAGCAAACATAAAATATACTGATGGATCTGGAAACTTAGTAAACAGGGGAGATCAAATACGTTATAGTTTAATAAATAAATTTAATTCATTTCCAGAGTTTAACTTTATAGATATAGGTGTTAATGATGGAGAGGATTTTGTTAAGCTAGAAGCTTTTGCCGATAGGCTTTTTGCGTATAAAGAAAAAACTCTTTATATTATTAATATAGGTGGCGGTTCAGATACTCAATGGTTTTTAGAATCTGAAAATAAAAATATGGGTGTAGAGTTTCACGCAGCTACTGTGAAAACAGACTTTGGTATAGCTTGGGCTAATAAAAATGGTTTATTTTTTTATGATGGTAGTCAGATAAGAAACCTACAGACAAAAATAAAAGAAGATGATTGGAATAGTTTTTTTACTCCTTCTTTTACAGATGCAACTTGTGACTATAATAATGATCCTACTATAGCAATGGATAGTACAACTAAGTTGATTGTTGGTATGGGTGTGAGCGGAACTGGTATTCCAGTTGGTGCTTATGTAGGCTCTATAACTGATTCAACCTCATTTGAATTATCAATAGCTACGACTGGAGGCTCTGTAACAAATGGAACATTGACGTTTACTAGCAATAATTCTTCTAATGGTTCTATTCTTGGTTATGAACCAACGCATAAACATTTAGTTTCAATTAGGGATGCAGGAGCATCTGGTGGTAATAGTGGCGATGCTTACATATATAGCTTTATAACTAATTCTTTTACTTTTGTAGAAGATTTAGTTGCGGATAGTGTTAAGACTAATGTTATTACAGATTCTTATAATAATTTAACTTTCGGAAAAGATTTAGCTGAAATAGTATCTTATGATGGAGAGTCGGACAATCATACGACTTTTGATATTATATTAAAAGATGATGACTTTGATTTGCCTAATGTTGTTAAAAAGATTTATGGAGTAACAATAGAGTATGCGAGTGGAGCTGCAAATAGCGATGGGTTAAAGTATTATTATACAAATGATAGTGGAACTAAACAAGTTGTGTCAGACGGAACTGCTAGCCAAGATTTAGCTAGTACAAGTAATGACCTTGATGTTAATAAAATTACTTTTAGTACACCATTGTTAGCGTCTTCGTTTCAAGTGCGTTTAGATATGGATGGTGATAGTATACAAAAAGTAAATAATGTAGGTGTAGAATATAGACCTATACATAAGAGAGTTACTTAATGGCAATTGATAGAGAAAAAAGATTTTTATACAACTCAAAAGGAGTAGATACAAAACTACAAGTAGGGTATCCATCTAAGACTTCTGGAAATAATGGAGAAGAAAGAGTTGTTAAAACACCAGATGGCAAGCTTAGGCTTTACAGAAAAGAGCTTGGTGCTTGGTATTATTTAGAATTTACAAGGAGTTAATATGACTTTACAACAAATAATAGCTGGATTAGGAGCTGGTCAAGCGGTTGGTATGGCTGAAGCTGGAAAAGATTTAACTCAAGAATCTGCTGCTGAATTATTTGATATAAAAGGAGCTGGCAGAGCTATAACCGAAGGAGGTAGAAAAGCTTCTGATAAAGATGTAAGACGTAAGAGGAGAAGAGGAGCAGGTAGAGTCTTAGGTGGTTTTCTTGGTTACTTGCTTGGCGGCCCCCTTGGGTTAGCAGTTGGGAGTCTTGGTGGTCAAACATTAGCTGCTTTAACCCAAAGAGGAGGTTATAAGCTAGGTGAGGTAAGCTCTGGTTTAGATAATGAAAATAAATTATTTTATCAAGGAGCAAGAGAAGATGTTTCCGCAGCTGAAAGAGATACAAATAGATTTGTTAAATCAGCTAATGATAAATATCTTACAGATATAGCTGTTAATACTGTAAGAGATTATTTTTTAGGCTCAAGCCTTGCGGAATCTGGAATAACTTCTAAAGCATTAAGGGATATACCAGCATTTGCTAAAAGCACAGACGCTGAAGGTAATGTATTAGGTTTACTTAAAGGAGCAAAAGCTTCTTTTGGTGCTGATAAATCTAGAAGAGCAACGGAAAAACTTTATGGTGAGTCTTTAGGTGGTGATTTTTTTGATTTGCTAAACATTGGTTCTGCTGCTACAACTAGAGGTAAATTTATACCAAAGTTTAAAAATCCATTATTAAATATAGACCCTCTAGAAGAG